CAATTGAAGTCCTTTGACGTCTATGTAATCCATGTTCATATTACCATCTTTACCCTTTGTCCAAAGTTTTGCCGCATACCGTTTCTTTGAATATAAGAAATACGGACAATATACCTTTTCAAGTTCAAGGTTGTTCGGTGCTTTGAAGAGTTTAGTACATTCTTCAGCAGCACGTTCACCTATTTCCCAACTATATTCAATTGCTTCCTTCCCGGTACGGTTTCCCACATCAAATTCAACCATAACCGAATCCGTGTCACCGTACCTTACCTTTGATCCCGGAAAATTCTTTTCAACATACGCTTTTGTTTCATCAATCATACTCCGACCTTTTAGAGTTACCGTTGAAGCAATTTGTACACATGGTAACATACCTTTTGATGCACCTGTAAATCCATATACAGAGTTCATCGAGACTTTATACGCCAATTGTTTACCATTATACATTTCTTTTAGAGCACCAGTCGATTGCGCCATATCCTTTTTAGCTTGTTTACGAAACTGTTTTAATTCTAGAAGAATACTTGGTAAAAGACTGGGAACATCTTGTGCAAACTTGTAAAATCCAAACGTTTCGTATGTTACACCAGGTATATTTTCATATTTGGAATCCATAACCATCGATGAATAACATAAATTGTGTGCCATCATAATTGATGGATATAGACCTTCAAAATCCAGTGCTGTTATTGGTCTATAATAGGCGCCTTTCTGTGCGTCTAGAACAGTTGCACCTTCATACCCATCCGCGGAATATTGCCCCCATGATATAGTTGGAACCATAAACCCCATTTCACGCGCTTTCTTTGTTAACAAACTAAACACTTTGATTTGTTGTCCTCTTTCGACTAGATAACACAAGGGAACCCACGTCGCTTTAGCCATTTCCAGGAGATTAACGAGTATAGATAATTTTGATAACAAACGGTGTGGTAACAATGTATCCTTGATACAATACTCTGCAACCTCGCGTAACTTTACGGGGTCTTCTTCGACAAAACGCGCAAACATTTCTTTTGGTGGCATATCAATTTTGTTATCACCGAGGTAGAGTTTCGAAACATTATCGAGTTTATACGAATCAAGTTTATACCCTTTTTTAACTTCATGAAATAGATCGAAAATAAACCGTCCAGGCATAGGTAAAATCTTAAGTGCATTATCTCCAAGTGCACTCGACGACAACTTCTTATACACAAGTTCACATGAGTGGTTTTTCATTTTACTCATTTCATAAAAAGTTTGATCACATTTTGTCATGACCGCACGTTTCATTATATATTCTAAATCAAACCCGAAAATGTTCCAACCTGTTATGATATCAATATCTTTTTCCATAAGGTAGTCCTTAAATGCCATAAGCATTTCGCGTTCAGTATCGTAACTCTTAATTATACTCCCTTCCAGATTTGAATCCGTTTTTTTATAACAAAAGCATATTTTATCATACGGTACGTCAGAACCAAAATGTGTAAGTGATACTGCAATCTGGAAACATGCATCACCTTTTACGTCTGCATCAGGAAACTTACCCGTTGAACTATTACATTCAATATCAACAGACGCCACTACAAAAGGTGCAGTCTCTGGAATATCAACTGGTTTAAGTGTTTTCCAGTCGTTACAGAACAGGTCTATATTAACATGTGCTAAATGTGAACGTACACACGCGTCCCCAGAATCCATCCACCCGGTCGATTGAATATTAGTTCGATGCATTAACCTCAGAACAGGATCCAGATTTGATTCGTAGACTTTATATTTCACGGCTTCATCGGGTAATGTACGTTTTAATCGCCCATTTACCATACGTCGCGCCGCGAGGTTCTTAAAGTTTAATTGCATAAAAATAAATTTTTCATTATTTTGAAATCCCCAAACATCTTTAGATTGAACGATGTCATAACTTACTAAACATTCAGGACACACTTTATCAATCTTTGTGTATAAATTACGAATATCCATTTGTGATATTTTCTTCGGGAGTTTCACGAAGAAGTATGGTGTAAAACTAGTCGTAACACATGTAGACTTACCTTCTTTTGTTTTACCAAAAATACTAATTAAATGTTCGTCCTCCGTGTCTTGTGTTTCCCAGGTGAGTACTTGGAACACGACCATTTGTATTACTACGTCAACGCCTGATTTTTTTAATATAGTATAGTAGTAAATATGTCAGCTGCTTTGATTGATCTCGTCTCAGTCGGTGCCCAGGATGTCTATATCACGGGCGATCCTCAAGTCTCTTTTTTTAGACAAAANTATAAACGTCACACAAACTTCGCCATTAAACCNGAACGCATGGATTATATTGGAACGTTTGGTTCGAGTAACGAAGTTGTTATTCCAATCAGGTCCAAGGGTGATCTCTTGAGTTATGTATGGATTGAAGCCACAAATATTAACCTTAAAAACGATAACGCCGCAAGTTTATTCAGCTCGGCGGCTGCACCAACAGAATTTTCTTTGTATATCGGTGGTCAGGAAGTATGTAAAATGGATTCTCTCTTTGTTGCGGGTGTACATAATGTTCTTTATAATGAATCCCAGGCTAAAGCATCTTGTGCAACTACGTGCTATGGTCCTGGTGTAGCGACTAATGCAACAAATAATATTTCTTCGGGAAGTTACGTCATTCCATTCTTTTTCAGTGAAGATTGGACCAAATCTCTCCCACTCGTCGGTCTTCAATACCACGAAGTCGAAATCAGAATCAAGTTACACTCCGCATGGACCAAACATGATAACACTACGGCTTCCATACCAAAAGTGTATGGATCTTATGTGTACCTTGACACCGAAGAACGAGAATTCTTCGCGAATAATGAACAAGAACTTCTCATTACACAAACACAATTCCAACCAATGTCTAAAACTGACACCAGTGTTGATTTAACATACTTTAACCATCCAGTAAAGGCTATACACATTGCATGTGCTGAAGACCATTCTACAAAGTACTCGTTCACGGACGCATCTTTGTACATTAATGGTACCACTCTTTTCGAAAACATGACGTATGAGTATCACAATAAAGTCGTGCCATCGAGACATTGCTCGATTCTCCCGGAAACGCTTAGTGTTGAACCAGTAACAACATGGCCATTCTGTCTTACGATGAACAAATCACAACCAACTGGTACCTTGAACTTTTCGAGAATCGATAATGCTAAAATTACAATTAATGGGGGAGACTCTGGTGATACTCCAGCGGCTCTCAGAGCGTATGCGGTCAACTATAACATTCTCAGGATTAAGAATGGTATGGGTGGTGTCGCTTTTGGTAACTAAAATTTTACATTATACCCGTCGAACCAAATCCTCTATTCGCGCGCATGGTTCTTTTTAATTCACTCACTTCCTCAACAAAAGGTGTCATACACTTTTCTAAAATTAATTGAGCAATTCTATCACCCTTTTTAATTTCGTATGGAACAACCCCGAGATTAAATAGGTTTACCTTCAATTCACCGGTATAATCTGGATCAATAACACCCGCACCAACGTGGATACCGTATTTTACAGACAGACCCGATCTAGGCGCTATTCTACCATAACACCCAGGTGGAACAGTCGCACAAACACCTGTACTCACAATATTACGTGCACCAGGATCAATAGTCAATTCATCGAGACTGTATAAATCATAACCAACAGATCCAGGTGATCCACGTGTCGGTAAAACTGCGTCTAACGTTAACCGTTTTATTTGGAGAGTTTCAGAGGATATCATCTTTATTATTATAAATAATTATTTCTTTATATAAATTAAATATAGTAATATATAAATGACCTTGGAAATAGTAACTTATGCGAATAAATCGTCGGGTATGTTCGAAGAACTTGTAAATAACGAACACGGTGTTAAAGTAAAAGTTCTTGGTATGGGTAAGAAATGGAATGGATACATTGATAAATCTATTGGTCTACTGGAATACATAGAAACAAAAAAAGACGATGATATAATTGTTTTTGTCGATGGATTTGATACAAAAATAAATAAAGATATTTCAAACGTTAAGAGTCTTTTTGAGAGTTACGAGTGTAAAGTACTCGTATCAAAAGATCCTCAAATTATGAATAAATTTGGTGAAATATTTGTTTTTGGTAATTGTAATAATAATGAAGTAGCAAATGCTGGTATGTACATGGGTTATGTGAAAAACCTTAAAATCGTATTAAAAGAGTCTATACAAATGAAATGTGTAGATGATCAGGTTAATTTAAATACTTTATGTAAAAAATATAATTTCATAAAAGTTGATGATAAAGAACTAATTTTTAAAAATTTTAGTCCTTTAGATAAAGAAGAAAGTGTAAACGCGACATTTATTTCTTTTCCAGCTAGTGTAAATGAAAGTAGGTGGTTTAGAATGTTAACAGAATATAACCAATTTTATTACATTTACATTTTGTTAATAAATATCACTTTACTCGCACTCTTTCCCAAAAAACAAAATTATTTATTGGGTTCGTTGTTACTTTTTACTACTTTTTACGTGTTTTATGCCGATAAAAGCTGCACAACTTATTAAAATACACAACAAAAACAACACTAAATCTTCGACAGATACTTCGTAACCTAATACAGGTATTCTAAACATGCGATAATCTTTGTAGTGACAAGCGGTTTTCTCACCTCTATTCACTACCTTTTCCGTAATTTTATCATATATTTTGTTACAATTTCTATTATACCTATTTGAACTAATTTCACCACTCATTTCATATTTCTCATCCGTCCAAAACGAATTTTTTTTATCTATTTTTTTATTTAGATTTTTCATTGTTGTTGTTTGTACATCGTAATGAAAAGAATGTTTGTAGTTTATTATTTTTTCTGCACCGCCTCGTGTAATAAAATATGCAGCGGTCGAACCAGATAATAAATACGGATCACCACCCTCTTTAGGACATACACCATCACAATGTAAACTTAAATAGTCCCAATCTATATTTTCAAGTTTCTTTTTCAAGTGGACAGCGTTAGTAAATAAAGGAAACGCATCATCTTCTAATATAAGAGCACATTCATTTGAATCGTTCTTTAAAAAATGTTTAAGTGCCTGTATATGACTATACGTACACCCAATAGCAGATCTAGGCTTTAATAAAGGTGTTGTTCTAACAAAATGTTTGTGTAATTCACTTTTATCAATATCTTCAAATTTATATCCACTAATACGAAATGGGTATATCCCAACCTCATTAAGTTTCTTTTCTTGAACATCGTACCGTTTCTTTTGAGAATCCAAATTTATAACATATGTATTAAAGTCCATTTATTTATATAAATATTATATTTTACACTTCAGTGCTGCAAAAATGAGCCATGCAATTACATGATCGACTGAATAATGTTCTCGAGACGCCACAGAAAAAATAGATGTTAGTATTGGCCATACTGGCCACAAAGGTGAACCAATATGGTACGAAGTTGTTATATTAAAAGCGGCATGACCAGAAAACATGTAATCGTTACAAAAACCAAATGGTGGTTTTAGTTTACACTCCTTTGACGCTGGTAATGTCGTGACGTAATTAGATAAAGCTCTAAACATGTACATTAACGTTAACATTGTTAAAAAACTTTGTTTTTTAGATTTTCCCCATGAATTCCATGAAAATATGACAAAAAGGGAAGGTATAGCTAACGCATAATCACCTAAATGATCATATTTTTCCAAATTTGGTAATATTTTGAAACCTAAATCATATACTCGTTCACCTTCTTTAACATTTCTTTTATAAGAAACATAGTATCCAACTAACGCATTAAAAATTAATGCTAATAATGTTAATATATAAAGAAACATGCTATACTATATCCTGAGAATATATATTAAAAATAACAAACTATTATAATATAGAAATATGAGTTTGAAAATTATAATGGGAAATATGTTCTCTGGTAAAACAACTGAACTCGTTCGACGTTTGAAAAGATATGATATAATAGGAAAACGTATCATGGTTGTAAACTCTAATAAAGATACAAGGTCTCCATACGAAGTCTTACAAACACACGATAACACTAGATATAAATGTATAAAAATAGATGATTTAAGTAAACTCAATTACGAAAGTGTAGATGTCATAGCTATAGACGAAGCACAATTTTTTATAGGTTTAAAAAAATTCGTCGAAAATGTACTCGAATCTAAAAAAATTATTATATTAGCAGGTTTAGACGGTGATTATAAACAGAGAAAAATAGGTGAAATTATAGATTGTATACCACTCGCAGATAAAGTTTTTAAAATATCTGCGATGTGTATGGAATGTATGGATGGAACGCACGGTCCATTTACAAAAAGAATTGTAAAAAATGAAAAAATAGAACTTATTGGTGGTAAAGAAATGTATAAAGCTGTGTGTAGAAAACACTTATAAAAGTTTTATTTCATCATCCGTAAGACTAACATCTAAATATAATATTGTTCTATTCTGTTCAGATTTATTATCTGCAAAATGAGGAAAAGTCGAATCAAACGTTACAGATTCGCCGTTTTTAACTTTTATTTTATTATTTTTCATGTAAAGATGGCATTCATCCGGTACATCTAAGCCTAGATTATAAGCAATACGTTTAGAAGATAAACCGGTTTCTGCATCTACATGAATTCCAAGTGTAGTTTTGGGAAGCATTTTATTAAAAGCAGCTACACGTACACCTTCTATATTTGAAAGAAAAGAAAATGTTTTTGGGCAATGTTTACAATTATTATGTATAGGAATACCATCGTATATGATAGGCCAACTTATCCACGTACTCCCATCGTCATGCCAACTCTTAACCCAGCCGTATCCATTTTCAAATTTTTTTACTAATTCGAGTGGTTTATTTGTATCACACCATTCCCCCTTCCCCCTTGGTTCATCTTGTATAAATTCAGGTGGTAATAAAATACACTCATCTTTTAAAAATATATAATTATTTTCTAATATTTTTAATTTTTCAGGTGTTTTAAATTTCATTTATAATAAATAACAATTTCTTTCCTTAAATCATTTAATATATTTTCGTATTATATACAAATGACAATTCATTCTAAAGATTCTAAATTAACCGATACACAAGTGGCTATACTCACCTTACCAACACTCATGTTGATTACAGTTGCACTTCTCATTATCTTAAATAAAAAAATAAGAACTAGTCCAGGTGCATATTTATCTCTCGCACTAGGATCAGTACATTTATATCACCACTATACGCTTGTAAAATTACAAAACAAACACTAGATATATAAAGTAATAAATAGTATACTATATAAATGTTTATGATTGAAGAACCTTACGGAATAACCCAGTTCCAGGCTTGGTTAATATCACTTACTCTCGGAATTGTTCTCTATAGAAGACATAAACGCGGTGAAAATTATATTCAATAATAGATCAATTACATATTTTTATACCAAAATTACCCTTTAGTATAAAAATATCAGGTTACAATAAGAATGAGTTCTAAAAAAAATAAAGAAGAACTTACAAATAGAGATTTTTTCATATCAGGAACACCCTCTAATAAAATAAATACAATAAATCAGGGTGTTAAAAAAACACCTCCTGCACGTATACAGGCACCAAGTAACAAAGTCATTAAAAGAAAAATGATACCCGAAAAACAATCTATTAAAAGAACACCAACCCCAAAACAATCTATTAAAAGAACACCAACCCCAAAACAATCTATTAAAAGAACACCAACCCCAAAACAATCTATTAAAAGAACACCGACACCTAAAAAACAAACTGTTAAAAGAACACCGACCCCTATAAAACAAACTGTTAAAAGAACACCGATCCCTATAAAACAGACTATTAAAAGAACACCGACGCCTACAAATCAAACTGTTAAACGAGAAAAAGGACAAACAAAACCTAAATTTTCTCTTAAAATTAAAACGAAATTTAAAACGAAATCAAAAACGAAAACAAAAACGAAAATGAATAATGATAAAAAAAACACTATTTTAATAACAAACGGATTCACAAAAAAAATTAATACACAACCTCCCGGTGTGAAGAAAAATGTTACAAAAGGTCTCAGTTATTTATACGCGAATAAGAAACTTTTATCAAATGCATATTTTAAAACCAATGGCCCAAAATTTAACAATCAAAATAACTTAAACTCGTATTTGAATAAACGAATAAATATATTAAGTTCAAATAAGCAACATTTATCATTTAAATATTCAACAGTTGATTTAACTTCTAAAAATAAAGATTTTGATATTAATCTTTTATTTTTATTTTATTTGGACATGATACACGATGGAACGATATTAGAAGTTACTTTCAGAACATTTTTAAACGGTGATATTAAAAAAATAATATATGGAGAAGATGTTATTGATTTTAGAATTACTACCATGATGAAAAAAATTATAGAAATCGTAGTAAAACCCCAGAAATCATCTATTAAAATAATTAATAATAATGACGTGATAGCAGAAAAACTCCAAGGTGGTTTCGAAAGCATTTTAAAATCACATCTCGATGAAATATTTGACAAAAAGTGGACCAAAACTAAATCAACCAGTAGTACCGACTTTAAATATAATAAAAAATTATATATTTCACTAGACTCTGAAAGAAAAGATGACAGGGCTTCAGGTTCTCCGGGTATTATCTCACGCTTATTAGATAAATCTAAGAACAGTCAGGAAAGGTATATAAAACGATTCGAAACAGTAGGAAGTATTACAGATCCAGGTAAATATATGGTACAAGCTGGAATAAAAGATAATATAATGAAATTAACTAGCAAACAATATGAAAGATCTTCATCAAAATGGTGTCTTCAATTAATGACTTTTAATATCAATAATAAAATGAAAATTGAATTAGGGTTTGACGAAAAGGAAAGAAAATACACCTTAGATGTGAATGAATATAAAGTACCAATTGGTATGGAATCCACAACAGCAAAGGGATCTAAAAATGTTAAAATTAAAATTTCGAAATTATTGGGTGATTTTATACAAGTGTTATATAACGTGTCTCTAATGAAGGAGTATATAAATTCTAAAAACACACCTATCACAGATTATTTATGTTTAGGTACAGCAGATAGTAATTTATCATTAGTCTATGCGTTCATGGTACACGAAATTTTAGATTATAAACCTAAAATTATTGTGGATTTACATAAAAATAATAGCGTTATTTTATACAATTTAAATAATCATATAGAACCCAAATATCCTAACAGTGCTCGAACAAATCAAACAGAATGGGGTTTAAGAACAGCTGGTCAGACTACCGTTAAACAAACCAAAAAACGTGCCAGAGTCCCACAATCAATGTTGTCACCAATTCCAGAAGGAAACAATAAAAATAATAATAATAAAAATCGACAAACAAAAAAACAAAAAAAAGGCATTCTTGCATCAATTGCAAAAAAATTTAAATTTATATAAAAAAATATTAACTAATAATAAAAATGACCCGAGTTCATTTAAAAAAGAGTCCTAGATTCGATAAAAAGTTCCGCGTAACGTTCGAAAACGAACGGTTCGTTGATTTCGGTGCTAGGGGATACTCAGACTATACTATACACAAAAATCCTATGCGTATGCGTTCTTATGTAACGAGGCATGGTGGTTTTGTTCCACGTATGGTTCAAAAACAAACTGGTCCTAAACTCGTTCACATAAATATGCTTGATGTTACAAAAAGCGATAAAGAAAACTGGGGTAAAACAGGTATCTATACGGCAGGGTTTTGGTCGCGTTGGCTTCTTTGGAGCCAACCTAATATGGAAAGTGCTAAAAAATTCATGTCTAAGAAATTTGATTTAACTTTTCTTTAATACCACGTTTTTTAAGGTTCGCTTTCAAATTCATCATTAAATTAAAACGAGTGTCACGTTTCATTGGTTTATTTCGTGGAATTGGTGGTACTGGAGGTGGTACAGGAATACGAGGTCGAGGAATATTTACTACTTTAGTAACACGCATTTTTGCTGGTTTAGAAGTAGTAGAAGACCTAACCAAACCTTTACACATTCTAATAATTCTTCGTGTTTCTTGAACTTGATTCGTAAGAATTGCATCTTTCTCACTTAAAATCTTACGACGCAATTCCTTTTCGGTAAGTCGTATACGTTTACCTTTAACCATTTTTGTGAGTCTAATACCCATTTTTTTAGCTTCGTCCTTTTCACTTTTCATTTATATTAACATAGAAAATATGTTAATATATATGAATTCATTTAATTACTAATTTATTCTTCATTTGAAGGGGATTCGTCGCTAGAAAAACGACCTTGTGCATCATTTATAAGAATACCTGTAAAAACCCAGCTTATAGCACAGCACCCTAAAATAATACCCCATACCATTGGTACTTTCGCATAGGATGGCCACGTAATTAATTTAGACCATATTGTTGTAGAACATAAAACCATAAAAATAAATGACAATATAGTCGTGTTTCCTAACGCCATTTTTTTAATAATAACTTAGAAAAAATTATCTGTTCTATACATTTTAGCCTGAAAGTCACCAGTTTGACCCAAAACAGAAACATTTTCGTTACCGTATAATTCACCACATCCCATGTCTTCCATACAATCACGATCACCAATAGTTACAGGTAAAGAATATATTTGGTCACCTGGTGTTGTCGTATAATAATTATACCTATCACGTCGACCTCTAACTTCTTTACCGTATAAAGGTAAAGTTTCATCGTCTGAACCTATTAAAACACCCATTTGTTGAATGTGTCCAGGTTTATACTCCTTTATTGGGGGTTGTCTATATTCTTTTTCAACTGGAATTTGTACTGGTACTCTAACTGGAACTGGAACTCGAACAGGTACCTTCTTTTTTATAACAATTGGATTATACAACTGATACGCTATAACCACTATAAGAAAAAATAAGGAAATACCTAAAAGTTTATTTTTAGTACTCTTCTTCATTTATATTTACGTAGATAATTTCTTACGAAGAATAGGTTCTAAATTTATTCTATTGAGTCTATACTGAACAAATAGCCAAAGGAAAAATAAAACGCTTTTTAAAAGATTGTTTGCATCTGTATCATCCATTTTATAAATGGGTCCCATAATTTTACCAAAAAATGTATTTTCTTTCTTTTCACCTGTTACAAACATTTCCATTTGCGTTAAAGCACAAGTATCATCATTAACTGACCAGTGAAAGAAAATGAAGGGAACGACTAACGAATAAAATTCGAGATTTTGTTTATTTTTCATGAACGGAACAACGAGTAAAGTTAAAAAACAAACCAAGTGAATGAAGAATATAATATTCATATCTATTAGTATGAGCGAAGAAAAGAAACTACCTAAAATATGGCACCCTCAACAGGAGAAGATACTTAAATCGTGGGGTGAAGCCTCCGCCTGTTATAGATATATGCATTACCAAGCATATTGTTCGTATAAAAATCAAAGTATGAAATTTACAATACCACTTATCATAGTTAGTACAATAACAGGAACAGCGAACTTTGCACAAGAGACATTTCCTCCAACAGTTCAGCCATTTGTACCATCAGCAATTGGTGGTCTGAATCTTATAACTGCAATTGCAACAACTATCATGCAATTTTTAAAAATAAATGAATTGATGGAAGGTCACCGTGTTGCATCTATACAATATGGTAAAATTTCAAGAACAATACGTCTTGAATTAACACTCCCACTTTCAGAAAGAACACAAAATGGTACAGTCATGATTGAAAATATGCGCGCTGAGTATGACCGTTTAATAGAACAATCACCAAACGTACCTAAAAAGATTTTAGACGCATTTGAACGTGAATTTCCAGATGATCAAGATTTCTTCAAACCTGAAATTATGCATATACAACCAATAATACCATTTAAAGCTATAGCTGAAAATGCGGTAATCACTAAACTAAAAGATGCAGTTGGAGGAACGGCAAAAAGAGAATTAAAAAAAGAACTCGACGAAATTCGTGGTACTGTTAATAATGCAAAGAAAACTATAAAAGCTGACATAGAAGGTAAAAAACAACGTGAAGATGAAATTGCAGATTTAAAAGGTAAAGGTCTTGTAAGTCTGAAAGGTGATTTAATGAATGAACTACGAAAACGAACAGAACTCATGGAAGTTTTAACAGAAGTTCCACCGTTAGAAGAATCTACAGAATCTTCGAAAGACGATTCGAAAGATAAGCAATCATAATAAACATGGATAAGTTAAAGAAACCGATACACATTATATAAGGAATAATTTTCCTTTTTAAAGGATTTATAATTTTTTTTTGAAGTGTATCACTGTTCAAAACTAAATCTAATGCCTGAGTAGTAAGATCATCATCACTTTCATCCGACATGGATTCTTTTGTTACTATAATAAAACCACAAAAAAAGAAAAGCGAAATTTCGCTTCACGATAAAGAAATAGAATTATTAAAAAAATATATACAAGAAAATAAAAATGTATTTTTATGCGGATCGGCTGGGTATGGAAAAACGTTTATTCTAAATAGTGTTTTAAATGAATCAAATAGTGTTGAAATATGGGATGAACCTCTGCGTAAAAAAGATATTTTTTTACCAATGTTAACGAAATCAAATATGAACGTATATATAGAAGATTATGAAACCGATATGCTCGTACAAAAACATTTAATTGAAACTGTTTCTGAAGGTGGTAAAATAACTCAAAAACAGCTTATAGTTACATCTAGACATGTACATTTTATGGAAAATTTTGTTACCATTATCATATCTAAAACTAAACCTGAAGAAATTGCAAAATTAAAACCTGGTCACCCAAATTCATCGTTATCTTCTCACAAATGTAATGGAAATATACATAACTTTTATCATTTTATTGATTTTCCATATGATAAGGATGTATTCAAAACACCAAAAGAAATAGTAATTGATCTTTTATGCAACTCTGGAGATATAAATATAACCGACTCTCTTTTTGAACATGGTCATATATGGTCTATAATACAAGAAAATTATCCAGATAGTATAGAAGAAAATTACGATAAAATAGCATATTCACTTTCACAAGCAGATTTATATGATGATGAGTTATATAAAGGTGATTGGGATATAATGCCTTATTTTTCTTTATGTGCCATAAAAATACCTAGAATGTATTTTATAAAACCATTAAATAAAGATAATATAAGACCAGGTAAGTTTTGGACTAAATTTGGTAATCAGAAAATGAGATACCAAAAAATTAAAAGTATACAGGGACGCGCAAATTCTAAATTAAATCATCACGAATTTAACATTTTAAGAGAATATGCAAAAAAAGGTGACGTTTCTAGATTTAAAGAATATAATTTAATACCTCAAGATTTTGATGTAATGAATCATTTAGGATTACACAATAAACTTAAACAAAGAGAGGTTACAAAAATAAAAAAGTTGATTAAAGAAGAAATAAGTAAATAGACAAACCAAAACAATGTATAACTCCACTAATACGAATGAAGAAGAAGATTTTAAAATCACTCGAGTTATTGGTAACGAAATTTTATATTACGGTGAGATAACAAATGAAGATATTCTCGAATTTATTGAGGTATTTAAAATACTCGAAATTAAACTTCTTAAACAAAAGGCGGAACTTATGGGGTACGAACCCGTTATTCGGATACATATATGTAGTGGAGGTGGTGACTTATTCGCGGGTCTGAGTGCAATGAACATCCTCGAAAAATCGCGCGTTAAGGTTATCACGATCGCACAAGGTGAGTGCTGCTCGGCAGCAACGTTCCTTCTTTTGGGTGGACACGAACGTCTCATCGGTAAGAACGCACACGTTCTCATTCACCAAATATCCACGACCGGGTTTTGGGGGAAATACGAGGAAGTTAAGGATGAGATGAAAATGTGTGATAAACTCATGAACATGGTTAAGAAAACCTATACGGAGAAAACCAATATTCCTGATAAACAACTTAAGAAACTTATGAAACGTGACGTTTACCTCGACCCTAACGAGTGTATCAAATACGACGTCGTTCGCGATCTTGACTAATATCGACGTGGCGTTTATAAAGACCAATTATGGTCGCAATTATTAGAAACAAACAAATCGTATTTGCATTTAGTGGTATAACTGTATTTTCTGGAGGTTTGAGTCGTTCCATTCTGCTATAGTCGACGACGGGTATTTTATCCGCCATACTCTACTATACCTGAATAAAAATTTCAATCACAAAAAACACAGTTAGAGATTTTTTTATAGTATTATTTAAATGAAAAGAGTTGCTATTGATATCGACGAAGTTCTCGTCTCGTTCGTAAGACCTATGGCAAAGTTCCGTGGATACAAAATGCCGACCACCCAAAAGTACCCGTACGTCTATAGAGATATGTTTAACATTACCGAACCCCAATCGCGAAACATGGTCCATGATTTTTACGAATCCGAGGCGTTCGCGAAACTTAAACCTATACCAGGTGTGTGTAAACAAATGGGACATTTACGCAAACACGCCGATACAATGTATATCGTCACGGGTCGTCAAAGTTACGCGCGTGATCAGACCGAAAAATGGCTCG